CTGCGGCTCCGCTGCCCCGAGGCATGTGTCCGCGAGCGGGCATCGTTGGGAGTTTTCATCGTCCGAATCGCCCCAACCGCAGATGCCGCGTCGCCCGACTGCGGGGAACGTCTCTTTGACGTTTTCCGCATACTGACAGTGGTGCAGCAGGCCGTAGATGTGCCGCGCGGGTGTCCCGGGCACCAACTCGTTGAGGCTGTCGCGCTTCTCCTCAGCGAGGGCGTGCGAGGGCGTGGCGAAGACCACGGACCGTTCCCGCGGCGGCCAGTCCTCTTTCGCGACATCCTTCGTGCGGCGCCCCGTTGCCGGGATGTAGAGCTCCCCCGAGCGAACCCGGGCGGCGAGCCGCAGTGCTTGCCATGACTTTCCTGCTCCTGGCGTGACCCGGTAGATCACCACTGCGAGGCGGTTGTGCGTGGTCTTTTGCGTCGCCTCCATGACCGCGCGGGTTAGGCGCGTTTCGATCTCGTCTGCAGCTTGTTGGATCGGGACCGGCATTGCGTGGATGCAGCGCGCGGTTCGGAGGAGAGCGACGACCCGCGCCGAGCCCTCGCGGGCCAAGACGTCCGATAGGTCGCCGGTTTCCTCGCCATAAGTGGGGATGTCCACCAGGTGGACGCCCGCACGTCCGCGGAGGATCTCTGCGCATTCGATGGCGGCGGCCGTCCCCGGCCGGACCCCCTTTTTGTTGAGGCGGTCGTGGTGGGGGATGATGACAACTCGCCGGGCGATATGGTTACCGCGAGCGAGCCCATCGACAAACGCCTTGACGAGGCGCATGGCCGTTGACGTGTTGTAGAACCCGACGACGACGCCGGGCTCGTCGTGGATCGCGATAACCCCAGATGCAGCGAACCAGTCCGGGGCCCCCTCGACGAAGTACACGGGCTCGCCTATTTCTGCGGCGTGGATCGCTTCTGGCAGTGACCCATACGCCCATGTGCCGCCCCAATCCTCCGAGTCCCCGGTCATCGCTGAGGGCAGGGACATTGATTTTCCAAAGTCGCCAGGCGGCTGCCCCTGCTCGTGCCAGCGGCGCGCGATGGATCGGACGTGGCCTTGGTGGCACCGAATCGCCACGAGGAGCCGCCGACCGACGGCGCGCGCCTTGCCCACGACGGCGGCGCCAGCGCGTCCGCCGCCGTCCGCCGGCATCGCCACGTCGTCGGATTGTGCGATCAGGGCTGCAATGTCGCCTGGCCATCCACGGACATGCCTGCCCCACCGCTCAATTTGATCGATTTCGACGCCCGTCGTCGCGGCCAGGATCTGTTCCCACGCCCGGCCGACGGGCCCCCTGTCTTCTCGCTTTGGGGGCGGTGCGGGGGCCGGAGCGGGGGGCCGGGGCGGGGACCACTCGTCTGACTTTTCGATCTCCCCGTAGTAGGCGGCAATGGTCAGCGCGTTTCCGCGCTCGTCGCAGCGGTGGCACAGCCAGGGGTTGCCCTGGATGTTCCCCGCTGCAGACGCAGAGCGCCCCTTCTTGCGGCGGGCACGAGATTCCTGCGGTGCGCAGTACGGACAGAAGAAGCGGATGCGTGAACCTGCACGTTGCGGCGAGAGCCCCGCACGCAAAGCAACTCCCCACAGATCGATGTCGTCGGCGGTTTGCTTTTTGCGCCCCACGCTTCTCACGGCTGCCAGCGCCCGCGAGCGCCAGCCCGCCCCCGCGCCCTGCGCCGTTCGGTCACCGCAGCAAATGCGTCAACACCGGCCGACGTCAGCGCAAGCGTCCAGCATCCGTCGCGATGGATGGGCTCCGCCAGCTCGTCAACGACAAGACGAGCCGCCGCCGCCGTCCATCGGCACGTGCGGTGCTCCGGTTGCGCCATCCCGAGCGCGTGGCACTCGGGGCAACAGGACCGCTCGAGTATCTGCGTCGCTGCACCTGCGTAGCCGCCTGTGCGGACCCCTCGAAACTGAACCCCCTCGCCAACGCGTGTTGACAGCGGGGCGCCAGTATGTACCATGCGGATTAACCCCCCTCGGGTCACCCCTTCTGCGCCCGTCGATTCACCTCGGCGGGCGTCGTTCTTTCTACTCCGTTCGGGCGGCGCTCTCAACATGTGGTGCGCTCCGCGCCGCGAGCAAATACCTCTTGCGCGCGTGCAGATAACCGAGCCACGCCGATGCCAGCGCCATCGACATCCCGCTCGCCGTGACCCCCGAAACCCCTGCGCGGCGATCCGCCAACCATTTGAGAAGTCGGGCTACCGCAGAGATCTGCTTATCCGATGCAGGCCGGCGGGTGAACCACGCCTCTGGTCTGAGGAATCGGGCCTTGCCGTGCTCCGTCGCAAAGGCCTCGGCCGCGATCATCGCCTCTCGCTCGGGGGTATCCCGCACGATCCAGTCGACGCCGCTCGGCGAGGTCGAAAGGGCGGCGAATGAATCGCCAGCCCCGAAAATTACGACGGAAGAGCCGATATCCACGGTGGCGACCCGCGCTCCGTTGATGCGCGCCCAGTGGACGCCGCCGCCGAACAGATCGACGTCGTACGGGCTGTATCCGCGGATCGTGATCGTGCGCGGCTCCTGTGGCTGCTTCTCGTACTCCTCCTCTTCTTCCTCGATCGGGATCGCTTCTTCTTTGGGCAGGTCGTCGGACAGATCGGCGAGCGACATCAACCCAAGGGCGGATGCCCCTGTGCAGTCGAGCACGATGCAGTCGCTCTTGCCCGGCGCGATGCGTGTTCCTCGCCCCACTATTTGAACGAAAAGCCCCTTGGACTTGGTCGGTCTAACGATGAGGATGCAGTCGGTGGGCGGATCGTCCCACCCTTCGGTCAGCGTGCCGACGCTCACGATGACCTGGAGATCCCCAGCCGAGTAGCGCGCGATCGATGCCCTGCGGTGGCGCTTATCTTTGGCCACGCCGCTGATCCACGCCGACGAGATGCCCGCGGCGACGAACTCCGCGGAGAGATGTTCCGCAGCCGCAAGGGTGGGGCAGAATGCTGCGGTTCGACGTCCGCGCGGACCGCCCGCTGCTGTCCCCGGGCCGCACTCATACATCCAAGCGCGGACGACTTCGCGCCGCGCCTGAACCGTGTCCATGACCCGGGCCAGGTCCTCGTCGCTGTAGTCGCCCGTGGCCCTGGAGATTTTGACGTCGTTCAGATCGACGTCGAGCTCTACGCGAACGCCCCGCAGAGGGGACAGCCAGCCCGCATCGATCCCCGTCTTGATCCCCATGTTGTACGCGACCCCGGGGTACAGCCACCCCAGGCCGCGGTTGTCCGCACGAAACGGCGTAGCAGTTACGCCGAGATGTAGCGAGGCCGGGTTGGCCGTCCGCACGGCCTCGATCACTGCCGCGTAGATCGATGTTCTGGTGACGTGGTGAGCCTCGTCGATGATGACGAGATCGATCTCGTCCAGCGGCAGCTCGTGGAGCCTGCCCTTGCGGGTCAGCTTTCGGTATGTCCCGCGGTCGCGGCACACGTCGCAGGCAGGGGCCCGCCCGAGCGCGATCTGCATGCAGGAGTGCGCATCGTAGGTTTCGGATGTGAACCGGCGCTTGCACTCCCCGCATATGTGGCTTCCGTGCGGATTGGTCAGATGCGCGTCGCCTCTGCACCCGTGTGGACATGCGGCCTCGACGTAGCCGTCTGGATAACACGAGGCGACCGAGGCGACGATGACATCCGCGTGGAGGTCCCGCCGCGCGCCCTTGTAGATCCCAACATTTTCGGCAGGGTCGATTTCGAGCCACTTCGCCGCAGCCTGCTCGATTAACTCCGTCCGGTGCGCGAGGACCAGGATTCGTCGCAGCCCTTCCAGCCGGAGAGCCTTACCAAGCGAAGCGAAAACAAAAGTCTTCCCTAACCCAGTTGCCATCACACACAACGCGGCCCACTCCCCACCATCCCAGGACTCCCGTATTGCCTGGATGGCTGCGCGTTGGTAGTCGCGCGCAATCATCATGGCCATGCGGCGGGGAGGGGCTGATCGTCGTCGGCGACCTCGGTGATGCGGATCTCTACCCGGGGGTTCGCGGCATCGTAGCCAGCGTGCCAGCACCGCACGGACCGAACGTGGACGAAACTGTCGTCGTGGAGCAGCAGCCGCCCGCCTCTAACGAGCCCGTCCATTACAACCTTGAGGACGTTATCGAGATCCTTCCGCCGCCTGTCAGGTAGCCAGACGCGGACGTCCAAGTCGCACCGTCCCTCGCAGATTGCGACCCCCGCATTAATCGCAACGCCGGCCACACGCCGCTCGTAATCAACGGTCGTGTCGGGCGTGTACGCGTGGCGCCCCGCGTCCGGGCCGCGCCCGGAGCGTCCGCTCCGATGTCGAGCCTTCGTCCGCGGCACGCCAGCTACTGCCATTTCCCACACACGCGCCATTTACGCCCCGTCCAGTTATCGCCGAACGACCAATGGTACCGGACGCACAGGCCAGAGTCAAGACGGGATTCGAGTGTCGATTATGCTTGCCCCCCCGTCCGGTAAATGCGATACTACCCACGGTCGAGGCTATTCTCGACGATACGCGGAGAAAAAATTGTGATGCAGCAAGAAACGCCCATCTTTGGTGGGCTGTTGCCCACGCAGGTCGCCTGTTTGAGCATGCCCATCAACATGGAGTCCGTGCGAGTCCATCCATACAGAGGGTGGCCATACGTGCCAGGCGTGACCATCCGAAACACGCTCAACATGGTCTTCGGATTCGGGGGCTGGGACTACCAGATCACCGACATCAGCGAAGAGCGGATCGCAGCGGATGGCAGCGGTGGAAAGTTCCGGGTGATGTTCTCCTGCATCGTCCGCCTGCGCATCTACACGCCCGGCGGGCGTGTTCTGGAGATTGACGGGACGGGCTCGGACGAGAAGACGTCCAAGAATCTCATCGACTGCTACCAGAACGGACGAGCGTCTGCTGTCACCTACGCGCTCCGCGACGCCGCGATAAATCTCGGCCAGCAGTTCGGCTTGGCGGTCATGCGGTTGCACGCCAAGGACGCAGATGGCAACGACGTAGACTGGCGGCGCTTCGCAGCCCGCCGGGATCCCCAGTGGCCGGATTGGCCCGCGCTGTCTGGACAGGTGCCCACCGTAGATGGGCAGGCGTACGACGCGCAGACGGGGGTCGTTGACTCCCCTGCCCCGGCCCCCGGCCCCAGGCCCCCGGCCCCCCGCCACCAGGCCCCGGCCCAGGCCCTCGTCGCGGGGCACCAGCCCCCGACCCAGGCCCCGCCCACGCCCCCCGCCGAGCAGCCCCCGGTCTCCGTGCAACTCCCGTCCCAGGGCCACCCCGAGCCCCCTGTTCCCGGACCCACCCCCCCGGTTCCCGGATCCACCCCAGGGAAGCCCCCGGCCCAGGCCGCAGGGGCCCCGGCCGGGCAACAGAAGTGGACCGAGCCGCGCACACTGCGGCCCACCGAACCCGCGCCTGTGCAGCCCTCGACAGTGCCGCCATCTACGCCGCTGTCCGCGTCCACGTCGCAGGCAGACGTCGCTCTCGCCATCGTGCGGCGGGAGCAGATCGATTCCCTCCGCGCGGCCTGGAGGGTGATCGGAAAGAACGAGGGGCAGCTCATCTTCGATGAAGCGAAGGCCCACTGCGGTATGCCCAATCTCCTCCCCGTCGCGGTCATCAAGCCCGTGGCAGAGGGCGGCCCGACCACGGAGTTCCTGAACGCCTGCTTGGCCGCGATGTACGCACAAGCCAGGAAGATGGGGAGGTAATCATGCCGCGCATCACAGCGATCACGGCGATCCGAATCGTCGGCCTCAAGGGGCCGGAATTTTCCGCCGTTCTCGGGCGGCTTACCTCCATCGTCGGGCCGAACGGTGCGGGGAAGTCGCGATTGGCCGACGCCATCCGCTACCTTTTCGGCAGGACCGTCGCGGGCGAGAAGGTGGACGGACGCAACCTGATCGCGCTTCTCGACGGTGACATGATGCGTGTCGAAGCGACGGCCGTGGGTCTCGATGGTGCAGAGCATGTGCTCACCCGCGAGCGGGCCACAGCCGAGCGCAGCCTCCGAAAATCGACAGTCTACGTCGATGGCGTTGAGGATACCGACGGATCCCTGCTGCACGCAGTTGTCGGCGATATCGTAGCACCCGACGGCGCGGAGTGGCTGACTGCCACGCAGACGCAAATCCTGGCGCAGATCGCCCGCTTCGGGGCTGCGCATCCGGATGCCATCGACATCACCGATCGCGTGGAGGCGATGGTTGCCGCGTATCACTGCGGGGCGCTGACGAGAAACGCACAGGCACCCCACACTTTCAGCACCATTGCTCGGTTCGACGCCATGATTGATGTCGCCGCGCAGGAAAAGCGCGATACGGCAGCAGCGAAGCGCAGCATCGACGGATCCGCGGATCGCTCGAGGGCGGCACTCGGCGGTCGTCGCATTGAGCCCGACGCGGCGACCTCGGCCAACAAAACCCTCGAGGCAGCAGAAGCCAAGAGGGATGAGTTGGTGCGGGTCGAGGCATCTGCGGCGGCGGCTGTGGACACCGCCTATGCCGCCCGACGCACGCACGAATGCAAGTGCGCAGAGTTCGCGCGGGAGATCCACGAGGCAGAAGCCACGGTCGAGAAGGTGACCGCGGGTACGGGCATGGATCTTGAGGCGCTCGATACAGCCGTCGCCGAAGCCAACACAGCCGCGACCGAGGCGGTAGCGATAAATGAGCGCCACGCCGCGACCGAGGCGGTAGCGATAAATGAGCGCCACGCCGCGATGGGTGCGCTGGCCGAGGCCAAGCGCAACGAACAGCCGCACCCCCCGTGCAGCGAATCCAAGTGCTGGATCGATGGAGGAGCGATCCCAGACGGCGATGTCCCGACCACGTACGACCTGCACGGCATCTGCCCTCTCGTCCGCAACTCGGTATCGAAAGCCGAGATGGATGGCCTCGTAGCGTCATTCAACATGAAATCCGCAGCGGAAGATGCTGCGGTCAGTGCGGCTAACGGGGCTGGGGTGAGGCTGAAGGAGGCGCGGACCGCGCTGCTGGTTGCGATGGAAAAGCGCTCGACGGCCTGCGCAGCCGGCAGCGGCAACGAGGCGGCAGCGAGAACGAGGCTCGACGATCTGCGCACAGCCCGAGCCGAACACATCGCGCTGGTCGATGACGTTGGGGCTGCGATCGATGAAGCCGACGTCGCGCATGCGCATGCGAATACAGCAGCGGACGCCGCCAATGGCGTCGTCGTCAACCTCCGGGCTGCAGCGCATGAAGCGGCAAATGACGCAGGGAAGATGAAGCGTCTCCTGGACGACAGGAAGCTCGCGGGCGATGCTGCTACTCGCGCCCACGATGCGGTTGAACTCGTTGAACTCGTTGAGCAGCAGCGCGCCCGACTTCTCGCCATCGGAGAGCAGATCATCACCGAGGCGGCGCAGCGCTTCCTCCCAGACGGCTGGACCGTAGCAATCAGGGATCGTCGTGTCGGCCTCGTGGACGGCGATAAGTTCTGGTACGGGCCCGCGCTCTCTGAGTCGCAGCGGATCATCCTTGGCGAGGCCATGAATCGAGCGATCGATTCGGTGCTCAACCGCGACCTGCGGATTGCGATGGTCGAGGCTGACCCGTTGGATCCTGCCGTTCGCGCTGCGACGATGAAGCGGCTGCAGGCCATGGTTGACGAGGGCGAGCTATCGCAAGCCATCGTCTGCCAGTGCTGGCCAACCATCGGCCTGGACGACGCCTGGACGACGATCAACATCGGGGAGATCGTCCCCGAGGTATCCCCGCAACTCATTTTGGATGACTTCGACCCGTTCGATGGTGCCCAGCCCGAACAGGACGGTACCCAAGTCGCGTCCGATGAGAACGATCTCGAATCGGTGGTCAACATGTTGACCATCGATCAACTCCGCAATGCCCTCCGCACAGGATTCGGACGAGTCCGCGCACCGCGTGATCTCGCTCGATCTCGATCGCTGCTTCTGGCTCTCTCTCGCGGTCGCAGCAAAAAGGACGCAGAAGACGTGGGCCCGGAGCAGATCCAAAAGTGGGCGACGACGGAGGAATAATGCCAGGCATGCTGGATTCCGCACAGGCTGCCATCGCGACAGATCCTGCCGCTCGCATCATGCGAACGGCGGGGCCTGGCGCGGGAAAGACGCGAACGATCGCGGGGCGAATCGCGCACCTCATCTGTTCGTACGCATTCTGCGCCCCGGAGATTGCCGCATTCACATACACCCGCTCGATGGCAACCGATCTCGCGCGTCGAGTCGCAGCCCACCTTCCTGAATCTGTGCCGTGCCGGGCTTGTGAAGGATGCGGGACCGTCATTTCCGGCGGGCTTACCGTCACCTGTCGCGTGTGCCTCGGCACAGGCAAAATCGAAACCTCGATGCCCATCGTCGGCACCATCCACGGGCTCGCGAACCGCTGGGCACGGAGAGCGCTCGCGGGGAAACTTGCGGGCGGTGGCGCCATTCGACGTCTTGGATGGGTCGATTCCGCGGACTTCGGAATCGCCACTCCGGAGGATGTCGCTGATATGGTCGATGCCGCCCACCGCGACCTCCGCAAGCGGGTGAGCAAACGGAAACTCAAGGCAGGGCTCACCGCGCGCGGTGACGAACTCGCGGGCTGGCTGCCGGTGTACGAAGCGCGGCGGCTTCTGGTCGCCCGCGCTCTCGTGACCTACGACGATCTTCTGACGATGCTGCACGAGATGGTTGCGGCGGAGGGAGAGACGGACACGCCTGCGCTGACGGACACCATCCGGTGTCTCGTCGTGGACGAAGGGCAGGATCTTTCGCCCCTCCACTGGGCGATCATCGACGCATGGAATCCGAAATCGCTGTCAGTCGTGGGTGACGACGCGCAGGCCATCTTCGGCTTCCTGCACCGTGGCTCCACGGGCCCAACCGTGCCGACGTTCTCCGAGCGGCTGGATGGCGTGTCTGCAGGCCTCGCCACGAACTACAGATCCGGCCGCCGGATCGTGGAATTCTGCGGGGCAGTCCGGGCGGCGCTTGTCCAAGACGGGGCCTGCGTCGAAGCTCCGATCGTCGCAAGCAGACAAGACGAGGGCAGCGTCGAAATCGTGACGACGGACGACTGGCCCGCCGCCGTCGTTCGGGAGGTCCACTACGCGACCTTTGCTGCTGGGATCGAGCCCCACGAAATCGCGGTCCTGGCGTCAACCTGGGACGAACTGACAGAAGCGCAGGACGCGCTGCGCGCCGCAGGGTTCGCGACAACGACGCCAAACCGTGACAGGGGTTGCTGGACTACCCTCGCGGGCCGGTCGGTCGTTGCCCTCGCTCGGCTCGCAGCACGCGGATGGGCAGACGATTTCGACGTCGCGCTTATCCTCCGATGCTTCGGACTCGGCGACCCAGCAGCGACCGTGACGAGGGCAGTTGCCGCTGCGCACGGGTCGGGCGTCTCCCTCGCGACAGCCCTTGACGATAGCCCCGAGACGCTCACCCCCGCCGGGTGGTGGCAGTCGATCGCGTCTGCGACTACGACTGCGGAGGTGTGCGCGGCAGCGGTTGCGATGGAGGATCGGTGTGGTCCAGCCTTCGTCGATGCTTGCCGCGCGATGCGCGAATGGGACCCGGCAGATGCCGACAGCCCAATCGTTGCGACCCCCGGAGATTGGCTGGTGTGGATCGCATCGGACGAAGCCCGATACCGGCCGACGATGACCGCTGGCAGCATCCCGCTTCTGACCTTCTGGGGCGCAAAGGGGCTCGAGTGGCGCGCGGTCATCGTCGTTGGCGCCTGCGAAGGCGCTATCCCCGTGCGGTGGGCGAAGACGCCAGAACAGATCGCGGAGTCCGGACGGGCGCTTTTCGTCGGCATGTCCCGGGCGCAAGACCGCCTCACCGTCATCGTGCCGACGACGCTTCGAGACAAGGCAAGAGAACCGACCCGCTGGCTGGTGTCCGCGGGCCTGATTCCGGCACGGCCGGAGGAGTAGAGAGATGGCTGGACTGAACAAGGTGACGCTGATCGGAAACCTCGGGGCCGACCCGGAACTGCGGCACACGCAGAGCGGGCAGGCCGTGTGCAACATGCGGATGGCCACCACGGAGACGTGGAACGACAAGAACACGGGGGAGCGCCAAGAGCGAACCGAGTGGCACACCCTCGTCGTCTGGGGGAAGCTGGGCGAGACCTGCGCGCAGTACCTGGGCAAGGGCCGGCAGGTCTACGTGGAGGGGGGCCTGCAATCTCGCGAGTACGAGGACCGCGAGGGCGCGCAGAAGCGCGTGTGGGAGATCAACGTCCGCAACGTCGTCTTCCTCTCGGATGGCACCAAGCGGGGCGGCCAGGGCGGCGGCCAGGGCGGCGGCCAGCAGCAGGGAGGCGGCGGCCAGGGCGGCGGCCAGCAGCAGGGAGGCGGCGGCTGGGGCGGCCAGGGCGGCGGCCAGCAGGGAGGCGGCGGCCAGGGCGGCGGCCAGCAGCAGGGAGGCGGCGGCTGGGGCGGCGGCCAGCAGCAGGGAGGCGGCGGCTGGGGCGGCCAGGGCGGCGGCTCCAGCCCGATCCCCGACGACGACCCGATCCCGTTCTAGGCGTCCCCGGCTGCGGCAGCCCACAGCGGCTGCGGTAGCCAAGCACCTCGCCTAGATGACGACGTAGAGCACCGTCGCGGTCAGATCCCCTGCGCTCAAGTTGACCACGTTGTCGTTGCTCTCCACCAGGACACGCAGCTTGCCGCCGCCGATGTTGTGCGGCTGCGTCGGCGTCGCGTTGTCGCCCGATCCGAAGCTCTCGCCGGTGCCGACGATCGAGGCGCCGTCGTCGAGCAGGTCGGCGTCGGTCCCCGCCCCAAACCCGATATCGGCAGTCGCGGTCGCGCCGCTCGCATCGGCGCCGGTCGTGGTGCTCTCCGTGAGCCCGAGGTTGACCGCGGTGTGCGCGCTGACCTCGAGGCTGATGGCCACGCCTGTCGCGTCGGTCGTGACGATCGTGGCCCCCGCGCCGTTCTGGCTCACGGTCACGCCCGCGATGTCGGTCTCGACGAGCGCCTTGACCTCGGCGTGGGTCACCACGTCGATGTTCCCCACGTCGCCCGTGCCGACGGTCTCACCGTCGAGGGCGAGTTCCGCGACCGCGGTGCCGCCGGTGACGATCACGCGCGAGGTCGTCCCGCGCATGTCCGAGGTGATCCGGACGTCGTCGCCCTGGACGCTCGCCCGGCACCCGAGAACCTGGAGGTTGAATTCCCTCGCCAGCTCGATGGCGGTCACCGCGTCGATGTCCACGACGTTCGCGGCGGCGATCGTGAAGGTCTGGACCGTCGCGTCATCGTCGAGCGTGAAGGTGATGGTCTCGCCGTCGGCGAGGTCGAAGGTGGCCGCCTTCGTCTGGTCGAAGGCCCCCGCCGCGTCGAAGGTCGCGGTATCGTCACCGGCCTCGTCCACGTCGAGGATGAGGGTCTGCGCCGGCTCCAGGTTGAACGGCGCGGTGCCGCCCACCTGCACGGCGCCGACCGCGAGGCCGGGCCCTGCGAAGGCCTCGTCGATCAGCTTGTAGAACCCGATGAGCCGCGAGCGCAGGGGGAACGTGAAGCCGTCCTCGATGGTCTCGCTCACTGCCTCGGCGGTGAGATCCTCGTCTCGAACGCGGAGGATCTCCTGATAGACCCGCTCGCCCGCGTCGCTCGCGGTCGTGTCGGGGCGGAGCGAGTAGGCGATCGAGCCGGCGTCGAAGCCCACCTCGATCGCGAGGCGCACGCGGTCCCACTGGGCTCCGCTCTGCAGGGCGAATGCCTTGGTCGCGCCCGCGGCGATCTTCCCTCCGCTGGGGAGCCCTGCGATGGGGCCGATGTCGGCGGCGGTCGTGTTCGTGATGGTCAGAATCATGATGCTAGAACCTCCTGTTGTTGCAGTTTACCGTATCGCGTTTGGACGTCACTCGTCACTCACCCAAGCGCCACGCAGTAATCACGACGTCCTGAACTGCGCCGCTGTTGTTCTTGACCTTGGCCAGCCATGTGTCGCCATCCCTGTAAAGAGGACTGACCAGGATGGCGTTGATGTCGCCTGCCGCCGGATTTGTGGTGACTTTGCAAGTCACATAGTCCGGTTCGCCCATGGCGTGCATGACGAAAGTGTTGGTGGCGGCATCAAGAAGGACTTGTGTGTCGGCGTAGAGGATGTGGGCATACGTGGTATGCGTGCGTTCGACGGCATTGTAGATGTCCACAAGCTGCCCGTGCAGCGTGTCGGCTGGAACAGTGAGGTAGTCCCCAGCCCCAAGGTCCGCGCAACCGACCTTCCGCGAACCGGACTCTAGTGTGTTCTGCACAGCGAGCCGCACGCGGATGCCGTCGAGTTGGGCCTGCACTGTCGCGCCCACGTTGAGGTTTGTGGCGGGGGGGAGCATAGGATCTGTCGCCTCGATCACCGGCGCCTTGTGTGCGTTGAGGTGGACGAGCAACTGGGAAACCTGCGACCGAAGACTGGCCTTGGTGAGCGCGTACGGCGTTCCCGCGAAGGCGTCACTTCCGATCATCGTGGGCCCCTCGGTGGGGTCATCCGCGTTGCCGAGCGCCGTCAGAACGGCCGCGATGGTGCCGCCGGGCATGTAGCTACCACCCACAAGCGTGTAGTCGAGCCCCGTCGCGTTGTGGCGGTTGGCGCTCGCGTCGAAGTGGGCGTCCAGCAGCGCGTCTACGGAGTCGAGGGCGAGTTGGACGGTCTCGCCCGTAAGCACATCCCAGAGTCCATCTACGGCGGCGACCTGGCCTGCCGTGTAGACGACGAAATCCTGCCTGCCAGAATCGTCGATGTCCGCGTTCAGGATCGTCGTCTGGCCGAACGTCCGGTGGACATCGCACACGAGCACAAGCGCATCGTCCACCCCCGGCTTGATGTTGGTGCCCAGCGGTTGTTCCGCCGCCTGGCGCACCACTATTTGGAAGTATTCCTGGCGCTCGAACCACACCACCTGGCTGTTGGCGTCGATGCGCTCGTCGGCAAGCAGCCGATCGAACCCGAGGAAAATCGAAAGCCACCGCTCGTTCCCGGCGCCGACGACCTCGGTGGAGACGCCATCTTCGTCCACCGACACGCCAACGGTCTGGAGGACCCCCGTCTGGATGCGCTGCCCCGCCTTGTCGTACGCCTTGATCGGGCCGGTGAGATCTATGGAGAGGTCAGGGAGCGGGTCGTGCTCGGACGCGACGGCCCCCGTGATGAGCCCCCATGCGGCGCGGTCCGCCATCATCGCGCGGTCTGCAGCCTCGGCAGCGGCAAAGGCCGCGTCGAGCTCGCCTTCGGTAACCGGCTGCCCATTGTAGAAGTCCTTGCGGTCCATGTGGGCTCTCCTAGTGCAGGTCCGTCTCAACGCCGAGTTCGCTGACGCCGAGCACCCAGTGATCCACTGCCGCAAGATCGATGGGCTCAATAATCGCGGATAGATGCGTGTGCGCCGGCTTCATGTACTCCGCAATCCTCGTGATTCTATCGTGTTGTCCGCTTGTCAGCACCACCGTCGTGGTGATCGAAAACGAGTAGAGAAATGCAGGGTCCGTCGATCCGAGGATCCAATCAACATCGAGTTCCGCATCCCCGAGCAACATCGTCCCTGCCGTCAGCCGCTCAACAACGACGTCGATGCCCTCGAAGAAGCGGACGACATCGACAATGCCCGCCGCCGTCCCCTTCGTTCGGTACATCTCCACGAGGACCGCTGCGAGGCGGCGCTTGTCCATATCGTCGATGTTGAAACTGAATGGGTCGCCGAGATCGTAGAGAAGCGCGTCGAGAAATTCGGAAGGTGCCCTGTCGATGGCCCACAGGTCTTGGAACCGATCCACGTCCACAAGAAGCAGATCTACGACTTCCTGGATGCACGCGATGAACCGCGCGAGATCCCCGCCGACGTCGTGGCGCTTGTTGTACGCGGGGACGGCCATCGTCCACAGATCGAACGAGCGATCAAGTGGGCGCGACGGCCGGAATCCGCCAAACGTCGTGGCGTTGGCGGCTCCAATCGGGTTGCCCGTCAAGTCGCAGATTCCGGCGGCGGTCACCGAGTAGATGACATCCGGGGTCATCTCCGGGGAGACGACGACATCAACGGCGCTGCCATCTGCGACTGCCGAGACGGAGGCTAGTGGAACGGCCGGCGCGCCGAGAGCCGCGAACGTGAACGATGCCGTTTCCGCAATCGCAGCCATCGGCTCGTCGAACGACAAGCGGACTGCGGTCTGCCCGGTCGCCTGCGCAGCAACCAGCGAAGGCTCAACGTAGTCCTCGATGGCGAACGAGTAGGTCTCGTCGATGCTCTCTGCGCCGCCGACGAGCGCGCCCCGGACGCGGACCAGGACGACGTGCTCGGAAGAGAAGTCCTGCTCCGGGTCGATCCAGACCACCACCGAGTTCGGGCCCTGGAGCGCGAGGGATTCTGGGCCATCCCACCCGAGGTAAAACCCGGTCCCGCCCTTCCAGGCTGGCGGTCCGTCGATGGATACCGAGACAGAATCAAGCTCAATCCCGGCCGCTGGGAATCCCAGATCGACAACCTTGACGACGATTATTCCGCGGCGCGGAGCGCCCACTTCGTCGGGCCCGGGGTCGCGACAGATGAGATGCAGATCCCCCGCCGGATCTGAGGCGATGAACGTATCGACGTAGAGTCCCGGGAGTTCGATTTCTGCCACTACACCGCCTCCAGGGTAAGGCGGGCCCCGACGGTATAGACGCCGGACGCCTGCGAGAAATCGATCGCAGCGTCAGGGATCCGCCGAGTTCGGCCTGGCCACGCCCACGTGGGGCCGTACTCGCCGCCGTTCGCGACGAGCGCGACCCGCCATCGGAAGCCGGCGGGAGCGGCGGGCGCGCGGATGGTCAGCGCGGCGCGCACCAGCCGGACGTCGGTGACATCGATGTCCTGGGTCACCTCGACGTAATCACCGGCCTCGAGCTCCGCGAGTCGCCCAGCATCGTCGGACCCCAGCACGAAGACGAATGCCCCATGCTCCGGCGTCATGGCCGTCGGCGCGAGCCGGAGTTGGTCTTGCCCCGGCCTGGAGTTGAATGCCGTAACCTCGACCATCTGGCGGGTCCCCTACAACTGCCTGATGCACTCAATCTGGTCGAAGAACATGCGGCGGGTCACGTCGGCAACACGCCCTGCGAACCCCATCCTGCCGGACGTGTACGGCTGCGACCCGCTGTTGATGCCAAGGTGGTCATCGATGAACTGTGCCATGCCCGGGATTGGCACCCACGCAGGGGTATGCACAGGCCCCGTGTTTCGCCATGCCTCGAGGATCACGTCCCCGTTGTCGTTGGTGATGCAGTCCAAGCGCAGGTGGGCCCACGTTCCCTGGACCAGCGCATCATCGGATGACCGCAGAACACTGGGCGCGTCGGCGCCAGCAAGCCCCGCGAGGACCGTGCCCTTGCGGAGAACGATCCGGTGCGGGTCGTCGTCCGACAGCCCCAGCATGTATGCGAAATCATCGACCGAGGGCCCCTGGAGCCCCGCGAATATGGCCGGCGCAAACCCGGTGGCCCCGCCGCCTGCGCCCCGCTGGAGCGCCCCGCGAATAGACGCCCCCTTCGCGGCGGGCGCGAAATTGGCGGCGTTACAGTACAGGGCCACCGCGCCAACCGCCGCGGCGAGAGAGTTCATGGCGAAGCAGAAATCCCCGCCGCCCTCGGGCGGGTCGATCCCTGCTGTCGAGCCACGGTCTACGGTGGCGATGTCCAGCCCGTCGTTGCAGTACGTCCAATCAGCCTCGGCCATCGTCCACTCCTAGATCGTTTCTGCGGGGGGCCAGTTTGCCTCGAATGTTTCGATCCCAGCGGACGCGGGGGGAGGAAGCACATCGGCCCACGTGCTGAACCAGAACACGAACCACATGCACCACTCGACGTCGCGGGCATCCTCTGCAACGTCGTCCCACGAGTTCAGCAAATCGTACTCGATCCACGCCTCGACATGCTCCCCGCCCGGGGCGAAGAGCGCGTCGTCTTGAGGAATGCTGATCCAGGACGATAGGAAAGTGTCGTTTGCCCAACCCTCCTCGAAGTCCTCAAGGGCCTCGGGCTGGGCATCGAACAGCGCAAATGCGGATGGGCGCGGCACGTCGGCTGGCGCCAGGTACCAGTAGAACCGTTCGACGCCCCAGGGCGGATCGCCAAACCCGGCGCGGGCGCGTGACGCTTGCGTTGCTGTGATGGTCCACCCTGCAGCGAATCCGTCAGCGACGCCGCGCTCTTCGAAGCTGCCGTTGACCACCGCCACGTCAGACCTCCGTCCCTGTCTCGGCGTCGATGACTGTCACGTCGCCGAGGACAGGAAACTCGCGAACATGGAGAGACACGTCCGAGGGCAGGTCGTTGATCTTCACGTCCATCGCCCCCAGTTTGAGCACCCCGGGCGTCTCCAGGATTGCCCCGACGATATCGGACCACGGGATCTCGTTGTCGTCGAGTTCGAAGCCGAACCCCACCCGGGCGTTCGGCGTGCCCGAGATGTCGGCACCCGCCGCGTCTGTCGTCCCCGCCGGGTAGAGAATCGCAAAGTAGTCGTCGAGGGCTGCTCGGATAGCATCCCGAACCACTGCAGGAGTCGAGCCGGCAGCAAACGTCGCCCGGACCTCGATGTCCACGGTGACGTAGATCGGATCGAGAACCTCGAGGACGAAGGTCAGCGTGTGCGGCCGGGTTTCCGTGAGCATCGTTGTGACGGCCGCCTTGAGAGCCGTCGTCGGCAAACCGCCGCCAACGGGGATCACGTAGAGCTTCCCCGCGTTTTCCGCGACGACCGGATCCTCGTTGATGGTGGTCATCAATGCTCGGGCGACGCCGGGCACGCGCCGGGCGTTGATCTCGAAATCCTCCCGCGCGACGGTGCGCGTCAGCGCGCGGAGCGTTTCCGGAATCTGGAGCCGGGCCGCCGCAACTGTCTGGCGGGCGCCACCGCCCGACGCTGCTGCTGCGTTGGTGATCGTCGGCTGCACACGCCGCCCGTGGGCGTCCAGGAACGCGCCCTCCATCACCACCAGCTTCCCTGCCTCGACGTTGCCCACAGCGCCGCCACCGGTCTTGTACTCGATCGAAACGAGCCCTGCGATGGGGGCCTCCCCGCCGCGGGCGCCGCCGAAACGAAGCGTAGCGCGATCTGCCTGGTCAACCAGGACCTCGTAGTGCAGGTCGGACACAGACGACGACAGGAGGCTATCGACCTCAGCAAAGCTGCCATTGCCGGCCGTCACGACGGCGCTTCCGTCAAGGTAGGGCGTCCGGGGCAGGACGACACACAGGTCCACCCTGCCGTCCGTCTCCGCAAGATGGCTGTAGGTCTTGGAGTGCTCGGCCGAAACGGTCGCAACCGGCGGGCTGGCCGCGGCTAGGATCACAGCATCCGCGAGGAGTTGGAACCGGACCGGCTCTGCGATGTCGCGGGTACGAATTTCGGTCCCCGCCGGGATGGTGACGTCGCCAGCCGGGACCGCAGCAAGCGTCACCGTGATGTCGGCGGTGGCCGCAGTCGCCCCCTGGAGGTGATACCCAAACTGCCGCGCGAGCGCGATCATCGAACTCCGCTGGGTGGCCCACGCTATGAACCGCTCGCGCGCCTGGGCGTCCTGGTAGAACGTGAGCACGTCCCCTACCCAGGCGAACATCTCCACAAGGATGTTGCCGAACGACGCCACAGAGGTGTCCGTCCATGTGGGGAAAACGCTCTGAATCAAGGAGAACAGCCGCGTGCGCAGCGCGGCGAAGTCCTTGTCCGTGTAGTCGCGGCTAGCCGGGATGTTCGCCATGCGCCAGTCTACCCCCCATCAAAGCTCAACAGCGACGACGTTTCCCGCTCCGGGCGCGGAATAGGTCAACACCACCGAGATGGCAGTTCCGTCGATGACCGCATCTGCTGCGGTGATCTCGACGCCGGGAAGCCACGAGCGCACGGCGTCACGGGACCAGATGCGAGCAAGCGCGGGCAGGACAGCAGTCATCGGCCGGTGGCGTAGACGCCCGGTCCCCGCGCCAAACGAGGTACGCCACGGCAACTCCCCTGGGGTCGTCGCGACGATTTGCCGAATCGCGGCCTCCGTGAGATCCCTGCCTTGCGCCGTAGCAATGTCGCTTGCGCCGCGCCGGAACGGTGCATGGATGGTCATCGGCTCGTTCACGTTCCTCCTCCTACGACGGCAGCACGGACGGCGGCACAGGCGGATTGGGTATCAGGTATTCCTGCAGTTCCTGCAGTTTGTCTCGAAGCACCCGCAGCGTAACAAGCGCGGCATCAATCGGCACCAACACGCTATCGAGCGGGGCGCCTGAGATGTCATCAAAGTTCGGGATCTCCTCGTCGAGATCGATCAGGCTGAGCAGCAGCCGCAGCATGCCCAGCAGCCGCCCCAACACGATCAGCGCCTTCATCTCGTCAGACAAGGTGGCCCCGAGTCTATCCGACGCGCACACCGAGATCGCCAGCAGATTGGCGTCGCCCAACTCCGCCGCGCGCTCGACGATCCGAGCGATCCGCTGAGCCTGGGCGATCAGCCCCGCGATGAACGATCTCAACTTCAGGAACTCGACGATGGCGCAGTTGACCAGATCGATCGCCATCCTCGGGACGGCAAGCTGCGGCAACAACTGCAGGAGCTGCGCGATTTTCTCCGCGAGGGCGCCGATGCAGTCCGACATGGCCCCCGGGTCGGGCGGCGGGCCAAGCGCTGCGGGGATGGCCTCGATGCAGTCCTTGATCGCAACGACTGCCTCGACGATGTTGAACATCGGCACCAGCGGCGCGAGGGCCGGCTGGATCATCCGCGGCAGATTGACATCCGCGAACTGGGCCCCCCCCGGCAGCATCACCTCGCAGATATCGAACCACGGGATCTCGGGGCAGGCGATCTCGGGCGGCAGCTCAATGGCCGCATGATCTCCGAACAGATCGAAATCGGGAATTTCCGCCATCAGATTGGATCCGTAATGCCCATGGTGACAGCGCGACCGCCGATGGTGATCATCGTCGCATCAAGGTCAATCGCGCCCACCGCATGAATCGTAACGCGGGTTGTCGCCGCGATCATGATCTCGTTGGTGTCGGCGTTCATGGTGATGCAGTCGCCGGTGTTCCGGTTGGTCATCCGAAGCTGCCTCGTCCCCTCGGAGACGTCGAGCTCGATGCGGAAGGGGCCGTTTGCGAGAACCACGTTGTCGGGCGGCGTCTTGCGGCCTTCGACCGGCACTTCATTTTCGCCATCGGGCGCCCCCCAGTGCGCGGATAGGTAGAGGGGTTGGTCGATGTCGTCGTTGACGAAGAACAGCGCCACCTCTGCGCCGACAGGGGGCACGGAGAACAGCCCGCGGTTTGCAGTCCCGCCGCCCGCTGTTCCGAGGGGCCTGGCCCACGCAGACTCGGGCTCGATGAACCCGGGGACGTTCACGCGGACGCGCCCGAGTTGCTCCGGGTCCGCGTTGTCCGTGACGTACCCGATCGGAATCCCCGAACACGGAGGCTCCGTCTCGATTCTGTCGTCGAAGTTGTCTGCCATTATGGGGTCTCCGTCTCCGTCTCAGGATCGTCCGGTACGACCGCTGCGCCCGTTCGATGATACTCTCGGTGGGTCGTGAACGTCTCCCCTGCTATACGCTCGGTCGTGGTGACGGTCACGCCGCCATCCTTTGCCGGCTCTTTGGTGTTCAGGGTCCCGCCCTGCGCAGGCGCTTTGGCGCTGCACAGCTTGCTCTTGGCGCCCCGTATGCACCGGAGGGTGGTGGTATATCCCCCGGAGCCAATTTGATGGTTCGCGCCCGTCACGTAGTAGCGGCCAGAGAACATCGACGAGATGCCTTCGAGCATGATCACCGTCTTGGCCCGTAGTGCGGCATTGCCCACGACGGTCAACGTTAGCTTCACCGCTGCCCGCTCTGCGCGTCGAAACGCAGCATCGGCCTCACGTTTAGCCTGTGCGGCGGTGGTAGCCGACGTCGGGCGAACTGTTGTCGTGAAATTCGCCAGCGCGGATTTCGTGTAGTGCGAAACCCGACCTGTGCCGAACGCCTCTGGATCGATGGCCTCGGTAAGGTACCCAAACACGGTTCGGTCGGCCGTCTCGTTCGTGGCCTCCTCCTCGATGGTGGTCTTGTCCTTCGGGTTGCGGCCGCGGACCTTGACCTTCCCCACCCGCCGCATCATGTCGGAGTCGATGGACACGCTGATGATCTCGCCACGCCCTGGATCGTCGAACCACCGGAGTACCTGCGAAGGCGCAGCCTCAAACCGCCGCTCGTGCCAATGAAAACCCGTGTCGTCGATCCAGAACTTGTACCCCTCTGCCCGGGCAAGCCGGGTGACGAAGTGGGCATCGGTCTCTGTGCCTTGGGTGATCGTGTCGTAAACGACCTCTGTTTCGTCGAGCTCGACGAAGGCCCCCTCGTAGCCGTGCTCTGCCGCGATCTCCCGAACAACATCCGTACGAGTCTTGTCTTTCCACGTACGAGCCTTGGAGTCCTTGTTGAGTTCCACGGAGCGCGCCAGGCACTCCACGGTCAACGTACGAAACCCCTTGATGTGCTTTACGATGAGCCGCCGCGGTGGCGCCATCGCCCCCGGGTACCCCCACGACACCTCGAGTATCGTCCCGCCGAGCACGTCGTCGCCCATCTCGAAAAGCTGGAGGTCGTCGTTGTCGAGGACCAGCGTGGCCTTGTCCGCCTTGGACTCGTCGTCGTCGTAGGAGAACGAGATCACCCGGTCATCGAGAATGGCCGCCCGCCTGCCCTCCGGCGCGTCCATATCGTCAAGGACAACGACGCTAATCCCGGGTCCGGAGCGGTCCACCCTAATGCTCGCGGCGGCGGGCTTCGCCGAGAACTACGTCCGTAACGACCCGCGGCGGCGGGATGGCGATCTTGGTACCCGGCCTCAGCGTGAGCGTCGGATCGATGATTGGGTTCTGCTGGAAGTCCGCAATGACCCACCAGAGGCCGCAAGCCCTCGGCAAGTCCGAGAAATACGCCCCGGCCAACGACCAGAGCGTATCGCCATCTGCCGCAACGTGGGTGCTGTTCTGCGGGTCGTCGCGAAACCTGTACGGAGCGCGGTCGGTCAGCGTCCACGCCCCCGCGCTGTCTTGGTACGCCTGCGCAAACAGGTGGCGAGATCTGGCGCCGGGCGGCATCTACCGGCCCTCCATCCTCAGCGTTTTGCTGGTGACGCGGGTTGTCAGGTCTTCCTCCAGGCCAAGCGTCGCAACGTAGATCAGCGGCTTCCCGTCGTATGCGATCCGGTCGTAGCGATACGAAACGCTGGTCACGCGGCCCTCTAAATCCGCGACCCCAGGCCAGACGAACAGCACCCGTGTCGGAGACCTGCGCCCCGCACCTGGAACGGTCAGCGAATCAAAGAACCGCCGAAACTCCAAGATGTCTGGCGCCCCGGGCTGACTCGCGGCGAAGAAACGGTCCATCCGTAGGTCAAGCGTGACAACTCTGTTCCCCGTGCATTGGTACTGAAGCGGCTGGTGCGACATCCCGGGGATGATGATCCTGTTCCAATTCACCATCCTACCGATGGTCAACGATGTGGGGTTCCAAAGGACGGTCATCTCCTCG